GCTGGTGCGCCGGCAATCTGGCTTGCTGTGGCATTGAGCGTCTCGACACCATCTGATGTCGCAACGACAAGAACTTCCGCCCCTCCGATAGAGGGGATTGGAAAATAACTGTTGAATTTCGGCATTACCCCTCCTGAACGATCTGTACGGAGATCGTGCCTGGGAAAAGCGACTGACTCGCTTCCCCCACAATATCTTCCTGCTCGTTATTCAGACGTATCTGCGATATCGACAGCACGGCATCACCCGCCGCCGCATAGGCCACATAGCCAAGCCGACTATAGGCGTAGCCGCCCCCGATACGTGACGCCCGGATATCAGCGCTGATGGCCTCTAGCAGAGTACGCTGCACCGTATCGGCATCAGCGCCGAGAGTTATGCTCACAACCATTGAGACCGAGACAGAAAACATGACGGGTCGCTGGACGGCAAAGCCAACACCAAGGGCCTTGCAGGCATCAACCTGAGCATACACACGACGCAGCACCTGATCAGGCACTGCATCACTCCCATCGTCGACAACAACCGTGAAATATCCCTGACGCGTCGTTCCATCCGGCGCCGCACCATCGAAAATTGCATAGTCCAGATTATTCTGGGTTTCAGCGATGGCGCTTTCCACTGCGGCCCGTGAGGCGCTTGCCTTGGCGGCAAGCCAGAGCGGGAAACGCTGCCGCAGCTGGGCGTCGCTCTCCTGATCTGCCCCATTGGCAAAAGCGGCTTCATTGGTGACGATATCAATTCCGGCAACCGGCGTGCCCATAAGCGATATGGCACCTGTAGCAACGTTACCGTGAACGCCCTCCAGAAGGGCCTCGACGGGCAAGGTAAGCGAGGCTACGCCAGTCGGGCGGACATACCCCCGCGTCGCACTCGACCAACGTTCGTGAGTCGTATCGGCGATAACCTGAAACGTCACAGCCGCCGCTGTCCTTACCGTGACGCCCGGCCGCACCACAGCCGAGATATCCTGAAAGGAAAAACAGGTCATGGTGACGGACCCCAGCGCCTTCACGCCAGGCAGTCGTATCATGCCAAAATCCCCAACGAAGCTGTCGCAGTCAGCGCCGCTCGATGTCGCAAGCCGTGTCCGGCACAGCACCTGCATCAGCATGTATTGCAGCCAGAGCCCAAGTCCCGAAACGCTCTCGACAAGCGCACGCCCTGGCGTTCCTATATCGAGTGTCAGTTTTCCTGCGCAGCTCGCTTGCGCCGTAACAACCGCCGTCTGAACAAGGGATGAGAAAGAACGCAGAGAAAACGCCATGAGCTTCCTGATTCCATGCCGGCGCGAGCCGAGCTGGGCTCAGATCGTGCCATCCTGATTGAATGTGAATGTCTGCCGGTCTGATCCATCGAGCCCGCTATAGGTGATCGTGCATAGATAAGTACCCGGCGCCTTGGCCTGTAGTTCGACTGTCACGGGCTGGGTCTGATCGACACCGGCTTCAAGGCCGAGCTGACTTGTAATCAGCCCCCGGGTTTCGACCTCGGCGATAGGCATACCGATACGGGCAGGCAGGCCAGCCCCATAATCGACATGCCAGAGATAGGCGCCGGGGTTCGTACACAATCGGCGCAGGACGGATTGTCGTGTCAGCAGATCTCCCGACGCCTCGCGCAGGCTGCCAGCAGGATCACAAAACAGATCCTCGCCAAACACGTGATAAAAATCACTCATCCGACAGGCTTTCCCGTCACCCCGTTGGCATAGGGGTGCACATGAGCGTCGAGACTATGTAGATCTGTGCGCACATCACCGCCCGAAACAGAAAGATTACCCCCCGAAACCCGTACACCCGCACCGGATATCTCCAGTCCACCTTCTCCCAGACTCATCTGCACCGTCCCGGCACGCAACACGATGGATGATTGCCCGACGACACAGCGCAAGTTCCCTGCCCCGAATGAGACACCCTCGCGCTGGATATGAAACCACCCCCCTTCCCCGGACTGGCCCTGCCCCTGTTCAGAAGGGGCACCGCACCCTGTACGCACAAGCAATTCCCCGGGCTGCGCCACCTTGCCCGTCTGGGGTGAAATCGCGGGACCAGCCACCACGTCGAAGAGGACCGATGTGATGACGAAGTTTTCGCCATCCCCCTCAATCGGCATCAGCAGAACATGAGTGCCGATTGCGCAGGGGCAGGACAAACGCAGGTCTCCAACCTGCGTCAGCGCCGCATCGGGTAGCCAGCCTGTTTCAGTATCATCAGGCTGCAGACGCACCTTCACCGCATGACTGGAGGGGTCTACCGCGCAAACGATCCCATGCACCGCATGGGTTACACGCATCTGGTGAGCTGCTGCCCATACCGGATTATCCATCATACCCCCTTCAGAAAATACGGTCCCGAAGCGTGACTTCCTGCCGATATCCCTGGGAGAGATCGAAAAAATGATCGACCGCATCCACCGCCAGTGTCCTTGGTCGATCTATCATCTCTCCTCCCAGCTTCATAAAATGGCGCGGCTCAAGCCCCGCAATGGCTGGCAATGAGAGCCGGGCTTCACAGGCATGAGAAACAATCCGACGATGCTTCCCCTGCGCCAATCGCCTGATATCGTCCATGCGCAGACCAGGCCCCCGAAACGTATAAAGCGCAGCACCCGATGCAGGGGGCTCTGTGGAAAATTTCTGCCCATCATAAAAGATTTCGCTTCTCGCCCGCTGGCGCGAATCCCATGAGCGCACACCGACCGATACCGCCCCACTCAGACCGAAATCATAACGAAAATGCTGCATCGTCATGCCGTCCGGTTCAAAAATCTGACCACTATCGGCATCTGGTGGACGGTTGATGATAATTGCTCGTCCACGGGCCTGACATTCATAGCCGTGATCACGCGCTAACGAAAAAGCCAGATCGAAAGCCGTCTGATAGCGATGCTGCGCACTGGCCGACAAACGTCTGTGCTCCAGCTGCCAGAACTGCCCGCAATAATAATCACCAGCGATATCGTTCCCGTTCAGGTCGCTTTGAAACTCCAGCCCAGCAGCCTGTGCAGCCTGCTGCACAATCTCGATAGCTGTCTGATTACTCCATGAGCGTGTGAGACGCGTGTCCAGCAAAAAACAGAGATAGTCCCGACACTCCAGACGAAACGATACCGGATCATTCTCTCGCGTTATGGCGTCCAGTGCCCCGTGAAACACGCTACGCCATCCAGCCTCGCCCGCAAGGCGATCAATCACCTGTAACTCGATATCCGGCCTGTCAAAACCACTTCGCCCGGTGAGGTGGGAAAACAGGGCAGATCCATCCTGTGCGGCGATAACGATGTGCGCCGTGTCGCACCTTTCATATCGCGTGCATTGCAGTCGGAAACCGCAAACATGCACGCCCTCTGGGCTCGTTCCATCGAGAAGAAGTCGAACCTGCCAGCTTCGGATCCTGCCCGTCATACCTCTGGCAACCCTCCCGTCTGTCCGACTGACGCCTCATCCGGCAGCAGGATCTGCACCGGCACCTCAAAGCCGGACAGATCCGGGTCGCTCATCCCGTTGCACGCGGCAATCCGCCACCATTGCAAGGCATCACCAAAATAACGGACCGCCAGATGGAAAAGCGACACATCGTCGCACGTGACCTGTATCTTCATCGCAATTCTCCCGATTCATATTCATGACGGGTCGATACCCAACGCCATGATTTCAACCGGCCAGAGTGCGCAGTGCCCGGTTCGCGTAACTACCGGCCTCGACGCCCAGAACAGAGGCCCCGGCATTTTGTGAAAGCAGAGACAGAGCGCCTGCGCTATTCACCGCGCCAGCTTCCATCGCCGCTCCAGCGTCCTGCGTTACTTGTCCCAGTTCACGAGCGGCAACGGAAAGAGGCGCCGTCACCGAAACTGCCGCTATTGGAACCCGCGATACAGACATGGCCGTCTGCCAGAGCGCGCTTGCCTTACCCAGAGCAGCCTGCGCACGCGCTACCCCACCACCTGCGCCCAGAACCTGCGCAACCGGCATAATTTGACCCGCGAGCGAGGTCAGCATGGTCGTACCAACCCATCCTGCCTCCGACATCTCGCCCAGCAGGCCCGCTATCGTGCTCAAACCACTACCCAGATCAGCCCCCGCCATTTCGCCAATGCTCAGGGAAATGGCGGGCGGCAAAGCCTCGCGCTCCAGCACAAGCCTGTAAGGACAAATCGTGCCCCGCGCCTGATACGACCAGGTAAATTCGGCAATCCAGACCCTGGCTGACAAATCCGCAACCGAGAAGGAAAGCGCTCGCGAAGCCTCACGCATGGCCTCAACCCGTCTCGCCCGAAGTGTCGCCAGGGGACCGACAAAGCGACCGGTCAGAACCAGTCGCGCGGGATCATTCCCGACAGCATCGATAACACGGCCGCCACCGAGAAGCCGATGGATCACCAGCAATTGCCGGCCACCCATCACAAGCTCGTCCGGGACTTCCGCCCCACTGAGGATCAGATCACCCAGCACGACCGGTGCTGACCTGTCGATCAGGCCTATTGCTCCAAGGGCATTTTCCATCTCGAGAAGCGACACACCCATGCGTAACCCTCCTACATCAGCCCGATACTCATATTCGGATATTGAGGCGTGGCGATCTCATCAATCATTGCGCCGTAACTCCGCATGGATAGCGCGCGGGACATATTGGTCAGTATCGGCAGATATTGCCCATCACTCTGAGAGGATCGTTCGGCGGCGGCCCACCCCTCCTCATGCTGCAAATTCCCGGTTCGTCCAGCCCCGTTTCCAACAGAACTCCCCTTCGCACCCAGCAAGGAAAAGGGTGGCAAGACTGCCAGATCTCCATCCCCAGAAACCGGTATCCGCATTGCGGAGATACCGCGCTCCCGCAGTCCTGAGGGCAAGCGAATGACAGGGGGAGGCAGTTGCCGCGCCACAGCACCAAAGCTCGAGCCTTTCGGCCCGGTCCCTGATGCCGGAAATAGAGGCATAACGCCGACAAATCGCCTGACATGTGCTCGCAGGCCTACCCCGGCATGACCTGTCAAACCGCCCCTGTCGGTGGACACAGACGGCGTTTCCCGCGCACCCATACCCTGCAAATGCCCATACGATATCAAGCCAGAACGGCTTTGCACCTTAGGATCAGAAAGCACGACAGGCCACGTTGCCGCATCTGAATACCGGAAGGACGGAATATCCGAACGAACCGGCATAACAGATGAGAGAACAACACCCCTTCCAGACCCAGACATGACCGGGCGACCAATAGGGAGTTTGAGAGGGCGCAACAGATGAGCCCCTGCAATGTCGGAAACTTTCAGCCCTCGCGATCTCCGCGCATCCGATGCCTGCGATACCCCCGTGTTTCTCGCTCTGGTGGATAAGGACAGCACAGAATGCGACACTGTTCCCGCAGGAAAAAAAGCCGGAGCGGGGCTATCGCGTAACTGGCTCGACCGGGCCGAGAGGGCCCTGCGCCGCAGCGGCACAAACGAGTGGCTTCCCCCCGAACGTCGCAGCACCGAGAGCCATACATTCCCAACCTTGCCCCTGAATTCAGGCATATGAAATTGCATGATTTTTCCTCAGCGTGATCAGGCTTGGTCTTGCCGGTAACAGCACGCCTCCCAGTCAAACTGGAATCCGTCCATTTCTGCCATGACAATGCAGGCGGCCACACGTCTGGCCCGTGTCCACCCTATGACGACCGACCACGGCACCCCGTTTTTCACGAGATAAAGCGTCTCACGAAAAACAGGGTGCCGCGTCAGTTTTTTGCTGGCGCCATAACGACGTCATTTTCTTGCACCGCCCCGTCATAGACAGATTGCAATGCTGCAAGCCCATCATTGCCAATCCTGCGCGCCAGATCCTTGATCTCGTCCTTGGTCTCGGGCATCTGCACCGGCACACCATCAACGGCGCGAACCGAACAGATCATCTGTGCATAGGCCAGCCAGGGTGATGCCGAAGGTCCGGACACAGCGCTCCCCGCCGCCTCGATCAGATCGAGCATGTCGCCCGGATCGAGTTCGCAAAGGCTGAGCTTGCGCCCCGAACCGAATTCCAGTGTCTCAGGCAACATACTCAAGATATCTTGCTCCTCAGCGAGGCATAGAATTGCACATGCTG